GTCTTGATGTCGACGGACACAGGACGTCCAGCACGGATCAAGTGATCCTCAGAAAACACCGGGAGATCCCCGGGTTTAATGAAGAACTTGACGAGGGCGCCAGTTCCTTCCAGCTTGGAAACTGGAAGACGACTTGAAACAACGAATCCCTTGACGAGGGGGATTTGGAGTTTCTGACACATTTTGCCTGCACGAGGCAGATCCCATGTGTGGCGTCCAAGTACCGGACTGCTCGGATGGACTTCTGGGAAGCGCTTAAGTACGCGCAACAACAGAATGTCCAACCATTCTACAGACTCCTGCCAACCACCCTGGAAAAGGTGATTGCGGAGAGCTACTGTAGACACAATCTCGGCAACGTGCTTCCGTTTCGTGGGAAATGGTCTACCAACGCGGATTGGACGGATGTCCACACCATCGTAGTAGTCCCCACCACAACTCTCTCGGAATTTTCCAGTTCCGAAAGACTTGTCCGCATTAACTTTCAGCCCAAAAGCTGTCAGCATGCGTGAAACGGGATCCATCATATCTACAGGGACAATGATGTCGTCCCCGTAGATGCGCACCTGGCCCCGGAACTCCCGAAGGAGTGAAGGGGACATCGGCCTGTTGAGCTCCTTGCTTATCGCCAAGAAGATGATGGTCGTGAAGACCATTGCTTCGAAGGGAAAGCACAGAGCTGAACCCATGGATGCGAATTTGGCAAGTCGAATGACCTTGCCATCAACATCAGCCTTCCGACTTCGGCAGGCTTCAACAGCACCCCTAAGGTGGGGGTGATGCCGAAGGAGGAGTCGTACATGCTGATTCGAGACACGATCGGAGGCTTCACTCAAATCGAGCGTAGCCAGGTTACCTTTATGGGAACCTTCTCGGGCGAGGGCCTTGTTAGGCTCTTGGTCTCCGAAACCGATGAAGGGGGAGAGGGAGTCACTCCTCTCAATCCCTTCCACAATCGGCGCCAGCAAAGCCTGCTGTGCATATTGCATGCACGTTGGTTCGACGGCGATGATTCGTGGTGTCTTGAGCGTCTTGGGGACGGTGATGACCCTTACGGGCCTCTCGTCCCCGGGTTCGAGGAAGTCGATACCGTCAAGGTCCGACCAGTACCTCTCATTGGGGAGAATGAACTCCAATGCTGGGAAATACTGATCGAGACGGTGAGTCCACTGCGTTGGATTGAACTTCGCGTTTCCGCGAAGCCGATCAGCGGTGGCTCCGGGTCCGTGTTTTGGTACAAGCTCTCCGTTGTAGACCATCAGGTCTACATTGGAAAATACTTGTCCGAACAGGACCATGCTGACTTGGGCGAAATCCTCAGCAAGCTGAGGATCAAGCTTGGAATCAGCAAGACGGACTTCCTGCTCACACTCGATGTATCGAGTCTTGGCACGAGCGACCCTAGCATCACTGCAGGGTAACTCTACCTTGCCAAGCATTGCGGTGATCTGGTGTAAACACCGGATCGCCTCAATGTTCGGTACATCGAGCAACTGGCCAGTACCACGGTCGAACACAAGCTCAAGGAAACCTCCGAGGAATCGGGGGAGACCGCCTCCAAAGGCAAAGCCTTTGAAGAGGTCGTGAGCGACGTACCCACGGGCAAGACCTTTTTGGAGGTCCTTCCCAAAGGTAGGCAGGGAAATCGTCAAGAACGACGTCCCCTCATGTTCGACACGCTCCGCGATGGTTTTTACATCGCGGATGGTGCTGATGTGACACCTCTTGCCAGCTTCGCTGACAAGAACCTGCAAGAATGCGGTCAGGCTTTTCACCGTGACTCCTAACAGAGCTCGCGGATCCTCAGCAATGACCTGATCAGGGTGTTGACACCCTTCGGCCGCCCCGCTTAGGGGGCCGTCCCAGCAAGAGAACGATGACTCCTCCTACACCGGCAAGGCCGATGAAGGAAATGACGCCTAGCAACATCAGAAGAATAATGATGTCGCTAGGAATCAGAGTCAGTTCTCACCTCCAAGCAGCTTGATCGCGTTAGCGTTCGTGCTGGCAGTGAGCCAGGTCGTGAGACCTGTGATCAGCTGCGTCTGCTCCGCCAGGGTGAAACCCTGGTTCGGCACATCCACCACGATGTAGCAGCTCGCCGAGAGGCGAACGTTAACATTCGTGAGAAGTGGATCTGCAGAGATCTTGGAGATCGTGATCTTCGCCTGCCGACGCGTTCGCTTACCATTCTGGTGAGCGACGTTAAGCAGAACAGTGCCGTCGTCCTTCGAGAAGGAACCGACACCGACGCCAGAGCCAGTTCGCGG